GAAGCTGCTAAACTTTCTATGTCTAGTTTTGCTTTTAGACAAGAATTTATGGCTTCCTTTGAAGCAGCCAGTAGAGATATCTTTAAAGAAGATTGGATTAAAATAGATGAAGAAGAACCTAAAGAAGGTCGTTTTTTCATTGCTGTTGACTTGGCTGGGTTTATCAATGTGGATAAAGAGTCAGGAACAAAAAATAGTAAACTGGATGAAACAGCAATTGCTATAGTTAAAGTTACCGATGAGGGTTGGTGGGTAGCTAATATAAAACATGGTAGATGGGATATTAAAGAAACCTGTTCTCAAATTATGAGTGCTGTTGTTCAGTATGAACCAGTTGCTGTAGGTATTGAAAAAGGAAGTTTAAAGAATGCTGCTCTTCCTTATCTTATGGATTTAATGAGAAGACACAATCATTATTTTAGAATAGATGATGTAACTCATGGTAATCAAAAGAAAACAGATCGTATAGTATGGGCTCTACAAGGTAGGTTTGAACATGGAAAGGTTACACTTAACATGGGAGACTGGAACAATGAGTTCATTGATCAGTTAGTTAACTTTCCTAATCATTTGCTTCATGATGACTTGGTGGATGCTTTAGCTTACATAGATCAAATACAAATTGTAGATTATATACAAGAGTACGAACAAGAAGAATACCAAATATTAGATGCGGTCTCTGGTTATTAAAAGGAAAATATAGATGGAACAAAATAAATTAGTTGAATGGGTTTTAAGTTATATTGAAGACTGGAGAGATCACAGAGATACTAATTACCTTTCTGATTGGAAAGAATATGAAAGGCTTTGGAGAGGTGAGTGGGCTGCTGAAGATCGTTTAAGAGATTCAGAAAGAAGTCGTATTACTTCTCCTGCTTTACAACAAGCTATTGAAAACCATACAGCTGAAATTGAAGAAGCTATTTTTGGACAAGGTGATCATCTTTTTGATATTGAAGATGACATGGCAGATAGAGAACCACAAGATATTGAGTATCTTAAAGGATACATGAAAGAAAGTTTTAAAAAGAATAAACTTAGAAAGGCAGTTGGTGATGTTACTCTTCTTGCTTCTATTTATGGAACAGGTATTGGTGAAATTGTTTTAAAGAAAACAAAAGAACTTATTCCTTCTACAAGACCTATGTCTGAAGTAGGAGCAACTGCAATTGGAGTAGAAGAAAAAAATACAATTAATGTTATTCTTAGACCTATTTCTCCACAAAACTTTTTAATTGACCCTACTGCTACTTCTATTGAAGACGCTCTTGGTGTTGCAATTGAAGAATTTGTTTCAGCACATAAAATTGCTGAGGGTGTTAAAGCAGGAATTTATAAAGAAACAGATGTAGAAAGTGATGCAGCTTCTGACAAAGATATAGAACCTTCTTGGATTGACCAAGAAAGTCATGATGACAAAATAAAAGTTTTACGTTATTATGGTTTAGTTCCTCTTTCTTTACTAGAATCTGTTGACAATGATGTTGTTGACCTTCTAGGAAAAAATAATAAAGACAAATCAACTTTAATGGAAGAGTATGGGGATTTAGTAGAAGCTATTGTTGTTATTGGTAATGATAGTGAGTTATTAAAAGCTGAACGTACTCCTTACATGATGAAAGATCGTCCTGTAATTGCTTATCAAGACGATACAGTTCCTAATAGATTTTGGGGTAGAGGTGTAGCTGAAAAAGGCTATAACATGCAAAAAGCAATTGATGCTCAGCTTCGTAGCCATTTAGATTCATTAGCACTTACCACTGTACCTATGATGGGTATGGATGCAACTCGCTTACCTCGTGGATCTAAGTTTGAAATTAAACCAGGTAAGAGTGTTCTTACTAATGGTAATCCTGCTGAGATTTTAATGCCATTTAAGTTTGGTCAAACAGATGGTGGAAACATACAAACAGCACAAGCTTTTGAAACTATGTTGTTACAAGCCACAGGAACCTTAGATACACAATCTACACAAACACAACCAGCAGGTAGTGAGTTATCTATAACCCTTTCTAGTATTCTTAAGAAAAATAAACGCACATTAGTAAACTTTCAAGATCAATTCCTTATTCCTTTTATTGAGAAGGCCGCTTGGAGATTTATGCAGTTTGATCCTGAACATTTTCCAGTTCAAGATTGGAAATTTATTCCTTCTTCAACTCTTGGTATGTTAGCAAGAGAAGTAGAACAAATGCAGTTTATTAATTTAATGAAAACTTTAGGTCCTGATAGTCCTTTAGTTCCTATCTTAATGCGTGGTGTTATTGAAACTTCTAGTCTAGCTAATAGAAAACAACTTATTACTATGCTTGAACAACAAATGCAACCTAATCCAGAACAACAAAAATTACAACAAATGCAACAACAACTTCAATTTGGGTTAGTTCAATCTCAAATTAATGACTTTAATTCTCAAGCTCAAAAACAAACTGCTGAAGCCCAAAAGGTTTCAATAGAATCTCAATTTATTCCTCAAGAAATTCAAGCTAAACTAGCAGCAGCACTTTCTACTAATTTAGACAAAGGAACAGCAGATGATAAAGAGTTTGAACGAAGAGCTAAAGTAGCTGAACTTCTTATTAAAGAAAAAAACGTTGATCTTAAAATGAAAGATATGGAACAAAATAAAGAAATAGTTATGATGCAAATGCAAAAGAACTTGACAAAATAGAAGTTCTATGATATAATTGTTATATAAATACTATTATAACACAATTTTAAAAAAGGTGCAATAGTTTGGATAAAGATTTACAAGAATACTATGAAAATAGATTTTCTATGATGGCTTCAGAAGGATGGACAAATGTTATAGAGGATGTTCAAGAACTTTTTGATGTTTACAATAAAATAAATACAGCGGATTCGTTTGAAGAGTTTCATAAACGAAAAGGCCAACTAGATATACTTCAATGGCTTCTATCCCTTAAACAGGTATCAGAACAAACCTATGAGGAGTTAAAAAATGAAGAAGTTATTTGAATTTAAGTGTTCTTCATGCGAAAGCATCTTCGAAGAACTTACAAAATACAAATTAATTTCAACATGTCCTTCTTGCAATTCTACAGCTAATAAAATTATTAGTTCACCTAGAATTTCATTAGAAGGTCATTCAGGAAGTTTTCCAGGTGCGGCAAGTGCTTGGGAAAAAAAACACAATCAACAACTTGCTAAAGAGATTAAGCAGCAAAATGCTTAAATTCTTTCCTAAAATGCTAATAGCACAGGAGAAATGATATGGCAAGATTAATAGATGAAATTTTAGTAAATGATTTAGAGGCTTCTAGTCTTGATGACATGGTTCCAGCTGATAAAGTTGAAGATCCTAAAATTGAAGAAACACTAGAAATTAAATCAGAAGAAGTAGTACCAGAAAAGTATCGTGGCAAATCCCTTACTGATATTGTAAGTATGCATCAAGAAGCTGAAAAGCTTATTGGTCGTCAAGGCAGTGAAGTAGGTGAATTACGAAAAATGGTGGACGACTTTATTAAAACTCAAACATCTAAAAAATCTGAGACACAAACAGTAACAGAAAATGATGATGATGATTTCTTTATTGAACCTAAATCTGCTGTAAATAGGGCAATTGACAACCATCCTGCAATTAGACAAGCTCAAGAGAATGCTATGCTTATGAAAAAAGAGCAAACCCTTTCTCAATTAAGAACTGAGTTTCCTAATGTAAGTGATATTGTTCAATCTGCTGATTTTGCAAATTGGATTAAAAGTTCAAAAGTGCGTACAGAACTATTTGATAGAGCAGAAACACAATTTGACTACGATTCAGCTCAAGAATTACTTTCTATATGGACGGAAAAGCAAAACATCACTAAAAAAGTAGCAGAAACATCTAAAATTGATCGAGATCAGCAATTAAAAGCTGCTGATGTTGGCAGTAATGGAGCTACTGAATCTGTTGCAAAAAAGAAATATCGTCGAAGCGATATTATGGAACTTATGAAACGCGACCCTAAGAGGTATGATGCCATGTCTAATGAAATCATGGAAGCTTA